TGAATGCAAGCAATTTCATAAATTCTGCAGTAGATAATGCAAATTCTTATTATGTTTTTTTAGGATTGGATAATCCAACAACAGTTGGATTTGGAAGAACTTCCAATTGGGATACGAATGTTCCAACTCCAACTGATAATTTTGAATATTCTTCACATTATAAAAATACTTCTTTATTTGGCAAAAAAATAACCAGTAGCAATATTAGAAAGATTATAAGAAAGGTAACTTGGACTTCCAACACATCTTATGATATGTACAGAAATGATTACAGCATTTCAAATCCAACACCAAATTCAAACTCAAGTAGATTGTATGATTCAAATTATTATGTAATTAATAGTGATTATAGGGTTTATATTTGTATAGATAATGGGTCTTCTGGAACAAATTTAACCGGAAATAAATCTCAAGATGAACCAACATTTACAGATTTAGAACCATCAGCAGCAGGAGTAAGTGGAGATGGATATATTTGGAAATATCTTTTTTCAGTTTCTCCAAATGATATCATAAAATTTGATTCAACCGAATATGTTGTTGTCCCTAATGATTGGGAAACATCTACAGACTCACAAATTGTTGATGTTAGAGAAGCAGGAGATTCTAGCATAAATTTCAATCAAATCAAGAAAGTATATGTTGCTGATGGAGGAACTGGTTATAGTTCCGGAACAGTCGATATTCTTGGTGATGGTAGCGGTGGTAGAGTATTAGTTACTGTTGATAGTAATGGAACAATAATTTCAACTACAGTTACTGCAGGTGGTAGTGGATATACTTATGGAATAGTTGATTTGGGAAGCCTTCAACCAGGTGGAAGTCTCCCTAATCCAGCAAAATTGATTCCAATAATTCCACCATCTAAAGGGCACGGATACGACATATATTCCGAATTGGGAACTGATAAAGTATTAGTATATGCTAGATTTGATGATTCAACTAAGGATTTCCCAACAGATACTTATTTTTCTCAAGTTGGAATCATAAAAAATCCAACCACTTTTAATTCTGATATTATATTTACAGAAAATCAATATTCATCACTTTACTCAATAAAGCTTACTTCATCATTTAGTGGAACTCCAATTATTGGAGAAGAAATAACTCAAACTAGGCAAGATGGAAATGTTGCTAAGGGATATGTAGCATCATATGATAGTGAGACTAAGGTTTTAAAATATTTTAGAGATAGATCTTTATATTTTGGAAATGGTACTGATCAAACTGATTATAATACAGTTACCGCTGGTTCTACATTATATGAGTTCGAATCCTCTGCAAGCACTATTTCACCCTTTACTGGTAGTATTAATACGACATTTTCAGATAATAAAGTTACGGTTGGAAATAAAGTTATAGATTTGGCAGTAACTTTTTCAAATGGACTTGCAAATCCAGAGATAAATAAGAATACGGGAGACATAATTTATATTGATAACAGACCCCTGGTACAGAGAGATATTAGACAAAAAGAAGACGTTAAAATTATTCTGGAATTCTAAAAAAAATGGCACAAAAAACAGATTTAAACATCAATCCATATTATGATGATTTTGATTCGGAAAAAAATTTTTATAAAGTCTTATTTAAACCAGGGTATCCAGTTCAAGCAAGAGAACTAACGACTTTACAATCAATTTTACAAAACCAAGTAAAATCTTTTGGAAGCCATATATTTAAAGAAGGATCAATGGTGATCCCAGGTAATATTGCTTATGATGGGCAATTTTATTCTGTAAAACTCAATCCAACTAATTTTGGAACTGATATTTCACTTTATATTAATAATTTTGTAGGTAAAAAGGTAGTAGGGCAGATATCAGGAACAACCGCAATAATTCAATACGTCGCCTTTCCAGATGATATTAACGTAGAAAATCTGACAGTATATGTAAAATACTTAGATTCTGATATTAATTTTGAATTCAATCCGTTTGAAGATGGGGAATCATTAATTGCAGAAGAAAATATAACTTATGGAAATACAACAATTAATGCAGGAACACCCTTTGCATCATTAATTTCTTTAAATGCGACTTCAATTGGATCTGCGGCATCTATTGGTGATGGAGTTTATTTTATTAGGGGATATTTTGTAAATGTTTCTAAGCAAACTATAATTCTTGATAACTATACAAATACTCCATCGTATAGGGTTGGATTAAAAATTGATGAATTAATTATCAATGCAAAAGATGATAGTTCTTTGTATGATAATGCCAAAGGATTTGCAAATTATGCTGCTCCGGGTGCGGATAGATTTAAAATTAATTTAACTTTAACTAAAAAATTATTATCCGATACTAATGATACTGATTTTGTTGAACTACTAAGAGTTCAAGATGGAAAAATTAAAAAAATTGAAACTAAAACTCAATACAATATAATTCGGGATTATTTGGCAGAAAGAACTTATGATGAATCTGGAGATTATGCGGTAACTCAATTTAACCCATCAATACATAATTCATTAAATGATAGATTGGGTAATAATGGATTATTCTTTGACACTGAGACAACTGAACAGTCTAATACACCTTCAGATAATTTGATGTGTATAAAAGTATCTCCTGGAAAGGCTTACGTTAGGGGATATGATGTAGAAAAAATTTCAACAACTATTATTGATGTAGAAAAACCAAGAGATACTAAATCAATTGATAATGTTAATATTCCCTTTGAGATGGGCAATATTATAAGAGTAAATAATGTGTCTGGAGCACCAAAACAAAGATATGCAGTAGAATTATATAATCAATTGGGTGGAGCAGGAAATAAAATTGGTGATGCTAGAGTATATACCTTTAGTTTAACTGATGCTTCATATAGTAATGGAATAACTAATTGGGATTTATACCTCTACGATATTCAAACATATATTGCATTAACTTTAAATTCTTCAATTTCAAGTGCAGAACTACCAGCAACATCATTTGTTAAGGGTAAAAGTAGTGGTGCTAGTGGATATGTAGTTTCTGCTGGAGGTGGATCTGTTGCAATTAGTTTGCGTCAAACTTCTGGAACATTTTCAGTTGGAGAACAGTTAATTATTAATGGAGTAGATTTTTCAAGAACAATTAGATCAGTAACTTCATATTCTACTGAGGATATTAAGTCAGTATATCAATCAACTTCTGTATCCGGACTTCCAGTAAATTTTCGTGCAGATTGTTTGCTTGAAAGATTTAGACTTCCTAACGGATTAAATCAAGTATCTATTACTTCTGGTGGAACGGTAACTAGTGCTGGTGGTAATGTATTTACTGGAATAAAAACAGATAGTATTCTCAGATACCAAAAAGTTGGATTTAATACTGAGACCTATAATAGAGTATCTATAGTTGCAGCAGATGGTTTATCAATGACTGTTGTTGGTATTACTAGTGTTTCTGGAGTATTTGATGGTTCGTTACCATCGAGTACAATTCAACCTACTGTTTTACTTGGTGCTCCAATTATAAGAAATCAAGGTGCAGGATCACTATATGCTCAACTTCCAGATGTTAATATTTCTTCAGTAAATCTTTCTGATTCATTATTAACATTCTCTTCACAAATAACCGGAGAAACTACAAGTGCTTCTGGCGTATTAACTTTTGATTTATCACAAATTACCGGAATTACCAGTGCATTTTTTGCTCCATTTGATGAAGAAAGATATTCTGTTCACTATTCAGACGGAACCATTGCGCCAATAACTTCTGATCAGTTTGTTTTAAATTCAAATATAGTAACTATTAGTGGATTATCTAATAGTAAAACTAATGTTACAGTAAATGCAACTTTAATTAAAAATGGTGTTCAAAGCAAAATAAAAGAATATAACAGAAGTCAAACTTTATCAGTATCACTATCAAAATATTCACAATCTGGAAGTGGAATTAGTTCTTCAATTGGTGACGGTCTTACCTACAATCAATATTATGGACTAAGAGTTCAAGATGAAGAAATATCATTAAATTATCCAGATGTGGTAAAAGTAATATCGGTATATGAATCTTTTAATTCATCAGCACCGACTTTAGATCAAGTTCAATTTACTTCTAGTGCTAATGTAACCACAAATGCTGTTATTGGTGAAGATATCCTTGGAAACACTAGCAAAGCAATTGCAAGAGTTGTTTCAAAACCATCTGCAAATGTTTTGGGTATTGTATATTTAAATCCTGAAAGATTTTTAGCAGGAGAAACTGCTGTATTTAAAGATTCAGGTATAACTACGGAAATTGAATCTATTACTTTAGGTAAGTATAAAGACGTAACAAATTCATATTCATTAAATAAGGGTCAAAAAGATCAATATTATGATTATTCAAGAATTGTTAGAAATAAAGATACAGCAGAACCTTCTAAACAATTACTAATAGTATTTGATTATTATTCAATACCATCTAATGATAATGGTGACGTATTTACAGTATTAAGTTACAACGAAGATAGATTTTTAACCGATATTCCAACAATTGGTCCAAGATTAGTAAGATCTTCCGATACTTTAGATTTTAGACCAAGAGTTCCTGTATTTTCTGGAACCGGTTCTTCACCATTTGATTTTTCTTCAAGAAATCTTACCACTGAACCTAAATTAATTCTTTCTGCAAATGAAAGCTCATTAATTGGATATGATTATTATTTACCGAGAATTGATAAGTTATATCTTGATAGATTTGGAAATTTTATTGTTGAAAAGGGAGTATCAGCAAAAGATCCTAAAGAATCAAGTAAAAATGATGCTGTAATGGAAATAGCAACTATTAAGTTGCCACCATATCTTTATAATCCATCCGATGCTATCTTATCTTTAGTAGATAATAGAAGATATACGATGAGAGATATTGGTTTAATTGAAGATAGAGTTGAGAATCTAGAAAGAGTTACTTCACTATCTCTACTTGAAATAAATACACAAACTCTCCAAATTCAAGATTCTGAAGGTAGAAATAGATTTAAGAGTGGATTTTTTGTTGATGATTTTAAAAATTATTCCCTAATTAATAAGCAATTATCTAATATTAGAGTCAATACTGTAGCAAATGAATTAACGCCAATTAACAGTAGAAATTCACTTAAATCACAAATTGCGCCAGCAACAGCAGTTACTGATGAAGACTTGGATTTATCAGATAACTTTGAATTGTTGGATCCAAATATTCAAAAAACTGGAAATTCCGTAACTTTAAAATATGATTCTATTGGATGGATTGAGCAACCATTTGCTACAACAGTTGAAAATGTAAATCCATTTAACGTTATAGTTTATAGTGGAAATCTTAAGTTAAGTCCAGAGATTGATACTTGGGTAAGAACCGTTCAGCTTCCAGATAAGAATGTTAGTATAACATTAAACTCTACTAGGACACTTGAAAAAAATCTAGTAAGTAATGCTTTTGTTACTCTAACTCCCATTCGTACCACAAGTCAAAATACGGTTAATGGTGGAACAATATTTGGTCAAGGAAACTTCACTAGATCCAGTAATTCTACAACAGAAACTTCATCAACTGCTACCAGTACCACATCAAATACAACACAAAGTATTGATTATGATACAACAAGTGATGTTGATACTACAATTAGAAATGTTTTAGTATCTTCATCCGATGAAGCATTTATGAGATCCAGAAATACTGAATTTTCTGCATCTAATCTTAAACCCTCCACAAGATTCTATCAGTTCCTTGATGGAAATAGTGGAGTCGATTTCATTCCAAAATTGATTGAGATAGCAAACGACACCACATTAGCAAATTATGGAGCTTCTGGTGCGTTTACAGTTGGAGAAACTGTGATTGGAAGATTTGGTGAAGACAATTTGATTACATTCAGAGTTGCAACTCCAAATCATAAGTATGGTAAATTTAATTCCCCATCCACAACATACACAATAAATCCATATGTTAAGACTGAATCTATAGCATCATCATACAGTCAGTCATCAAAAGTTCTTAATATTGATACAACTTCGTTATCACAAGAAGCTCAAGGAAAATATTTTGGATATCTAGTCCAAGGTATGAAACTTGTTGGACAAACTAGTGGTGCAGTTGCATATGTAAAAGATTTGCGTTTAATCTCCGATAATTATGGAGATTTGATTGGGGCATTCTACTTAAGAGATCCGAATACTATTCCAGTTCCAACCGTTAGAATTCCAACAGGAACCAAGACCTTTAAGTTAACTTCAAGTTCAACAAATGATCTAGGTCTTCCTGGTAGCAATTCGATTTCACATGCAGAAACAAATTATAATTCAGATGGAACTCTTGAGCAGTGGGAAAACACTGTCACTACAACTACAAGTAATTTAACAACAAAAACAGTAACTAATTTAACAACAAATACAACACAATCAGTTACAACAATAAACACTCATACAACAACAACAGTTCAAAGATTTGTTGATCCACTTGCACAGTCGTTTGTTGTTGGTGGAAATATAGAAGCTCCTTCTCCAAATAGTTCAAATGATGATGTAAATGGTGCATTCTTGACTGAGGTTGATTTATTCTTTGCAAGCAAGGATAGTGGAAATGCTCCCGTTAAGGTTGAGATAAGAACTGTTGAACTAGGAACTCCAACAAGAATTGTTATTGGAACTCCAGTCACATTAAGACCAGATGAAGTTAATGTTTCTGATAATGCAGAAATTGCAACTAAAGTCACCTTCAGTGAACCAATTTATCTACCACCTGGAAGAGAATATGCTGTTGTAATTATTTCAGAAAATAGTGATCAATATGAACTCTGGACAGCAGTTATGGGAGAAAAGACTAAAAATACTCAATCACTCCCAGATGTTGATAGTGTTACTTACTCAAAACAATTTGCTATGGGAAGTCTATTTAAATCCCAGAATGGATCTATATGGACTGCAAACCAGTATCAAGATCTTAAGTTCAAACTTTATAAGGCACAATTCACATCATCAACAGGAACTGCATTCTTCTATAATCCAACATTAGATGAAAGTAATGGATATGTTCAGAGATTGGGAAATAATCCATTAACAACTTTACCAAAAACACTTACTGTTGGAATTACAACAACAACAAATGCAACATTAATTGGTGATTTGTCAAATGGTAGGAAAATTGTTGATGGATCAAAATCGTATGTTTATGGTTATATTGTTGGAACAGGAAGTTCTGTCTCACAGGTAGGAATTACTACTGGTGGAAGTAATTATGTTACAGATACTTCTGTACAAACTTACAATATTACTGGAAGTGGTTCTGGTCTCACATTAAATGTTTCCGCATCTGGTGGAGTGATTACTGGAATAGCAACCATAGTAAATCCTGGAAATGGATATGCTATTGGCGATGTTGTTGGAATAGTAACTTCTTCAGTTTCAAGTAATACTGGAAAGGATGCAAGAATTACAATTGGGGCAATTGGTAGTAGTCTTGATACACTGTACCTATCAAATGTTCAGGGTCAATCATTTACTGTTGGTGCTGGACTAAGTTACTACAATAATGCTGGGACATTAGTATCTCTTGCGAGCACATTTATCAGAAGTTCCTCAAATGTAGGAAATCAAAATTCTGGTAACTTTATAAAAATCGATCATTTTGATCATGGAATGTATTCAAATACAAATAAACTTGCTATCAGTAACGTTGATTCAAATGTATCCCCAGTTCTACTTACTTCAGCATTGTCTGCTTCCGACTCAACAATTTCTATTGCAATTGGAGATACTTCAAACTTTGCAAATTTTGAGGGAATTCCAGTTAATGGATCCAACCCAGGATATGTAAAAATTGAAAATGAAATTATTAGATATCAATCTATTGGTAATGGGTTCTTAGGTACTATTACTAGAGGTATTGATTCAACTATTGCAATTCCCCATGAAAATAATAGTTTAATATACAAATATGAATTAAACGGTATTTCTTTAAGAAGAATAAACACAACTCACGACATTAGTGATTATGGTATTGGATTAGATAGATATTATATTGAAATCGATAGATCTTCAAATGGAGTTAATAGGAATTCTGATGGAACTCCAACAAATATGCCCGAGTTGTCATTTACTTCGGAAGCAAATCTAGGAGGTTCTAAAGTACTCGCAACCGAAAATATTCAATATAGTTCAGTAGTACCAAATTATGATATTATTACTCCAGGTTCTTCTACGTCTGCTACTGCTATAATTAGAACCACTTCTGGAACAAGTGTGAGTGGTAGTGAGACATCATTCCTTGAAGTGTTACCAGAACCTATTGAACTTAATACATTAAACAGGTTAACATCGGTGAGACTTGTATGTTCCAAAGAGAATGAGACTGCATATCTAGCAAATCTACTAAGAAACAAATCATTTATTACTGGAATAACATTAAATACAGCAGATAGTAATTTATCTCCTATAATTTATTTGGATACCACATTTACTGAATTTATTTCTAGTCGTTTAAATAACCCTGTTACAAATTATGCAACCGATGGTAGAGTTAATTCAATATTAGATGACCCACATGCAGCAGTGTATGTTTCAAATATGGTAAATTTGGTCCAACCAGCAACTACATTAAAAGTTATTTTATCTGCATATCGCCATTCTTCTGCTGATTTTAGAGTTCTATATAGTTTAATTAGACCAGATTCTAGTGAGATTGATCAATCATTCGAATTATTCCCAGGATATGATAATCTAAAATATACAACTGCTCAAGGATATTCAATCCTAGATAAATCAAAAAATAGTGGATTACCGGATACGTTTGTTTCGCCAAGTCTTGATAATCAATTTTTAGAATATCAATTTACAGCAAATGATTTAGATTTATTTACTGGATATGTAATTAAAATTGTAATGTCCGGAACTAATCAAGCATATGCTCCAAGAATTAAAGAACTTAGGACAATCGCTGTAAGATGATAAGAGTGGAGGGACATCAAAATCTTTATAGAGATGAGCGGTCTGGAGCAATTATAAATTGTGACTCTACTTCATATAATGAATATCTTAGTTCTTTGTCTATAAGAGATTCTCAAAAAAAAGAAATTGAACATCTAAAAAGTGAAATGTCTGAGATTAAAAATCTGCTTAAGGAGTTATTATATGAATCCAGATCAAATTAATTTAGAATCAATTAGTAAATTATTTGAATATGAAAAATATTCTCGTCAAATTGATGAAATTGATGACTTGGAACAACTAAGAGATTTTGCGAAATGTTTTATGAAATTATATTTAAAACAACAAGAAGTTGTACTCGAATTGGGAATCAAGTAAGTATAAATATATTTTAGATCCTGAGATTATTTTTTCATAAATGGCTGAGATAAAAGTCAGAGTCGGGCAACAAAATGCGGTAAAGGTAGTATCTTCACTAGCAGGTGCTCAAGGTCTGTCTTTAAGTGAGCTAAGTGATGTTAATGCTACCAACCTTCTAAATGGTATGGTTCTTGTTTATAATGATGCGACTAGAAAATGGGATGCTACATTATCATTAACCCCTGGAACTACACAAAATTTAGACATTAACGGAGGAAACTTTTAATGGCAAGTATTATCAGGATCAAAAGATCTTCTGGTACTAATAAACCAGCCAGTCTAAATTGGGGAGAATTAGCGTATGTAACAGGTATTGGTAGCTACGGTGGAATCAATCAATATAAAGATAGAATTTTTGTTGGTGACGATGGTGCTAATGTAAACCCAGTTGGTGGATATTATTATACATCTATGATGGAGCACCAACCAGGTGCTGTTAATGGTGTAACTAATACTCGCAACCAAGATGGTGGTATTGTTGCTGTTCTTGATAGCAACAGAAAAGTTGACCAATGGAATGTTGATAATTTACGATTAGATGGAAATACGTTTTCATCACAAAACACTGATGGTGATATTGTACTAGATCCAAATGGAACTGGTGAAATCAACATTGTCGATGATACGTATTTAAGTTTTGGAACTGATAAAGATGTAAAATTAAGATACGACGAAGCTACAGATAATAGATTTGAAATTGAAGGTGCTGATTGGGCATTTGCTAACGGAGTTGCGATTAATATTGGTGATGTAACTCAATCGTCAGATAAGGATACTGGCGCTCTTGTAGTTGAAGGTGGCGTCGGTATTGAGAAAAACTTAAATGTTGGTGGAAATGCTACTATTACTGGTGTATCCACATTCACTGGTAGTGTAGTTATAGGTGATGTAAGAATTGAAGATAATGTAATTTCAACTATTCCTGGATCGGGAAATGTTCTTTATATTGACCCATATCCCGATGGTTTAAGCAATGAAGGCACAGTAGTAATTAAAGGTGATCTACAAGTAGATGGAACTACTACTTCAGTAAATTCAACTGCTGTAACAATTAATGATCCAATTATTGTTCTTGGCGATGTAACTAGTGCAAGAACAGTAATGTCACCAGTTGCATCTGGTGTTTCAACAATTACACTTGACTCAGTAACCGGAATCAATACTGGAGACACTATTCAAGGTAGTGCTTCTTTACCGAATGCAGGTCTCACGACAATTACATCATATAACCCTTCCACTAAGATTATTACCATTCAGGGTGTTACATCTTCAGGAATTGTTACAACTACACAATTAACAATAACTCATGCATATGATACCAATACCGATAGAGGTGTTGCTTTTGAATATAATACAAGTAGTGGAGTAGCAAATAATAAGACAGGTTTCTTTGGTTATATTGATGGAACAAATACTGGAAGTTCCGCACCAGTAAGATCTTGGACATATATTCCTGATTCAACTATTTCAAATAGTGTCGCAATAGGAACAAGAGGATATCTTGATATTAAAGGTATCTATTATCAAACCGGCGATTTTAGTACTCACGGTGTTGTATATTTTGATAGTACTGGATTACAAACATCAACTAATGATCCAGCATCACCAACAATTACATCTAAACAGGTATTGACTGCAATTACCGAAATTACGCTAACTTTTGGTAGTGCTGCTTCTGTTACTGCAGGTGATATAATCTTGCAAGATACTAGTGGTGCTTATGGTATTGTTAAAACAACTGTTAACTCATCAACAATTACACTTGTTGGTGTAGAAGGAACATTTACAAATACTTATAATGTAAATAAAAATAGTGTAAGTTTATCACTAATTCCAACAACTGTAACTACCATATATACTAACAAACCGACTTGGACATCAACTCTTGATGGAGGAACATTCTAATTTATGGCTAGTGAAGTTGACATTAATCTATTGATGAGTTTATACAATCAAAAAGTATCTCAATTATCAAATCAAAATATTTTATTAGAGGCAAAACTTCAAACTCTTAGCAAAGATTTTGAAGAGGAAAAAAATTTACTTTTAGAAGAAAATTTGAATCTTCAAGAAAAATATGATGCTCTAGTAAAAACCAAAAAAAGTTCTGAATAATAAGTACAATGGCAAAACCAGCAAGTAGGCAACAACTCATAGATTACTGCCTAAGGCGGTTGGGTGCCCCTGTATTGGAAATAAACGTAGATGATGACCAGATAGATGATTTAGTTGATGACGCTCTACAGTACTTCCAGGAGCGTCATTTTGATGGTGTTGAAAGAATGTATCTGAAGTATAAAATTACGCAAACAGATATTGACAGAGGCAGAGGAAGGAATACTGATGGTGTTGGAATAGTTACAACTACTGCAACATCGACTACTGGAAATGTCTTTAATTTTTATGAGACATCAAATTATATTCAAGTACCAGATTCAGTTATAGGTATTGAAAAGATTTTTAAATTTGATACCAGTTCCATTTCTGGTGGAATGTTTAGTATTAAATATCAGTTATTTTTAAACGATCTATATTATTTTAATTCAGTTGAACTTTTACAATATGCTATGGTCAAATCATATCTAGAAGATATTG